GTTTGAAGCATGCCTGGCCAATTACGCTAGATCCTGGTCAAAGTCATCTGTTCTTTCAGGAGCATATCCACGGTAACGTCAACAACGAAGAAGGCTATACTCGTGTCAGTATGGACATGCGTATTCTAATTGAGGGCGAGGAATGGGGCCGCAGACTTCCAGGAGGATTCATGCGATTTCCCGGTGATCACGAAAGCGCACAAATCACGGACAATACTGGACGAAAGTTTGTGACATATGCTGCATGGAATAGCAAATTTAGTAAAGATATTCCTCTTCCCATGCAACGAACATTAATTGAAACCTATTGCTCAAACAATAAAATCTCATACAATGATTATTTGTCTGACAATGAACATATGGATTGGCAACCTGCACTAGAACATTACATCAGACAAAAACCCGAAGGGATTGTTCTTTGTAGCATGTACTGTCTTACTGATGATGTTGACCGCCGTAATGAACTACTAGAGCTAGCATTAGATCAGGGAGTTGAACTACACTTTGCAAACGAATTGATTAGTTTAAAAAGTAAAACTGATCTTGAAAGAATTCAAGCTTATTTAAATTTTGCGGTCCCTAAGAAGGGCCCATACATTTGGGAACAATAAATGTCACAATTTGAAATTATTATTGAAGAAATTCCACAGCGTTGTGAACAGTGCGGCATTATTGACGATTGCCGTCCATATGGACTAAATCATGAAGAAATCTGCCATGATTGTGCGTTGAAAGACCCAGCACTTACTGAAATTCGCATGAAGCAATTTTATTTAGGAGAAAACAACTATGAAGGTTATTAAGAACGAAGAACATAAGGTAACTCGTAAATTTACCTACGACATTCCTGATGAAGATATCATCAATACATTTGGATCATTAGACAGATTCAAAGAGATTGTAAGCCATAATACAGAAGGTTGGGACGTTGAAGTTCTTGGTGAAGAACCAACCGACGAAGAATCTGACCTATTCTATGATTTCTTTGCTGACTATGATTATGATTCCGAAGATGATTGGTGGCAAGACCTTAAAGGTGGCTACGAAACTAATTACGAATTAGGCGAATAGTATGGATGAGTTTGATGAGGTCAATGACTACGATCCAGTAAAGGATACTGCTGAATGGGCAGAAAAGCTGCTCGGCAAAAGTTACACGTTTGAAGACGGTGACCGTATTGAGGTTGTGCAGATAAAGCGTAGGGACACTGGTCCTTGGATTACGTATCATATCTATCAAGGACCCGGTATCCCTCGCAAACTGCTAATGACGGCAGACGAATTTGATATCACATATGGACACTTATTTGGATTGCGAGAAGCAGAGACTAAATAGTAAATGCTTTTAAGAAAAATCTTTAGTTTTCCAACTCTAACACTTTTAGTAGCACTTACGCTTAGTGCTATTGCTGCCTGGTATTCCGTACTGGGCTTGACTGCTATCTTTGCGGCTGCTGTTATTCCAATCATCATCATGGGCGGCTCATTAGAAGTTGCTAAGGTCGTAACTACTGTATGGTTGCACAAGTATTGGGATAGAGCGGGTTGGAAGCTTAAGCTATATTTGATTCCTGCTGTTGTAGCACTTGCATTCTTAACTAGCATGGGTATCTTTGGATTCTTATCCAAAGCACATAGCGACCAATCATTAGTCAGCGGCGATGTTGCTGCTAAGATAGAACTGATTGATGAGAAGATTAAGATTTCTCGTGAAAATATTGCCATGAACCAAACGGCTCTTGGGCAAATGAATAGTCAAGTTGACCAATTGTTAGGACGTACTGATGATGACAAGGGTGCTAATCGTGCTGTTCAAGTACGTAGACAACAGAGAGCAGAACGAACCAGACTTCAAAATGAAATTGCACAAGAACAAGAAACTATTGCTAGACTGAATGAGGAAGCTGCGCCAATTCGTGCAGAAGTTCGTAAGATTGAGGCAGAAGTCGGCCCTATCAAATATATTGCTGCGATGATATATGGAGATAATCCAGATAGTAACCTTCTAGAACGTGCAGTGCGTTGGATGATTATTCTTATCGTGATGGTGTTTGATCCACTAGCACTTGTGCTTGTCTTAGCTGCACAGAGCAGCTACAGGTGGTTAGATGATGATTTACGAAACCGAAAGAAAGAAGAAGAAGACAAGTTCACGGAAACTTTCTTAAATACAAAGCTTGACGAAGATGCTAGTAAGTTTCTTGATGAAGCACTAGATGATATGCCTCGTGAAACTGCATATGATGATCCGAAGGAGGACAAAAATGTTTCAGAACCTATTCAACCAGATACTATTCCATCAGATGATGTGGTACGAGAGGATGTACCTGAAACACCTACTCCCGATGCAGCTCCGTCAGGGGACAGCGTGGAACAAGTTCAAGCAAGAGAAAGCAGCAGTAGAGAAGAACCAGCAGCCGTAATAAAAACTGAAGGTGTAACTCTACAAGAGTCTGACGGTGGTTATGTAAGCTTTGAAGGAAAGAGTGTCAGTAAGAGCGCATTACAAGGTATGCGCCCTGATCTATTCCTTGCAAAACCTGATGATGACCAATCTTTGACAAGCTTCGGCACTCAATTCCCTAAATTTGCTAAGAAGGGTTCAATTTTTGTACGAGTAGATTTGCTTCCTAATAAGGTCTTTAAGTTTAACGGCGATAAGTGGATTGAGATTAGCAAAGATTTGACTGATGCTTATCTGTACGATGAAGAATACATTAGATATTTGGTAGCTAAGATTGAATCTGGCGAATATGATGTAGACTTACTTTCAGACAACGAGAGAGCGCAGATTGAACATTACTTGGATAAAATTTCTAAGTCTTAAGATTTGAGTTGACTAAGTAAGAACATGTCAGATAAAAAACTACACCATTGCTCATTTTGCAGAAGCCACAAGGACGAGGTTACTAAACTAATCGTGGGCGAAGACGTTGCCATTTGTAGCAACTGCATTGATTTGTGTAACCAACTAATTGTAGAAGACAAATCACCAAAAACCATTAAGAAACAAGAAGAAGCTATTGTTGACCCATACAGCATCAAAGAACATCTAGATGGACTAGTGATTGGTCAAGATGAAGCAAAGAAAGTATTAAGCGTTGCGATATCAAATCACTATAAGCGCATTAATCACCCTAGCAAGGATTTAGAAATCCAAAAGGGTAATGTGTTGCTCATTGGTCCAACTGGATCAGGCAAGACTCTACTTGCTAAATCAGTAGCAAAGTATCTAAATGTGCCGTTTGTAGTAGCAGATGCTACTAATCTTACCGAAGCAGGCTACGTAGGTGAAGACGTTGAATCTATGATTTCCATGCTAGTAAGTCTCGCAGACGGAGACATTAGTAAAGCAGAACGCGGAATCGTGTTCATTGATGAAATTGATAAGATTTCTAGAAAGAGTGAATCAGCTAGTATCACCCGTGATGTTAGCGGAGAGGGCGTCCAGCAAGCGTTGCTCAAGCTTGTTGAGGGTACTAAGTGTAGAGTGAGTGTTGCTGGCAAAAGAAAGCATCCTCAGGGCGACACAATTGAAGTTGATACTAAGAACATTCTCTTTATTGCAGGCGGAGCATTTGTTGGCTTAGAGAAGATAGTTGACAATAGACTAAACCAAAGCACAATTGGGTTCGGCGCCACCGTAAAAGATAAGAACGACATTTTAGGGCTAGAACAGCTAACACCGGAAGACTTAACTAGATTTGGAATGATTCCTGAATTCATCGGTAGATTTACAACTACTATATCGTTAAACGAATTGACGTTAGAACAGCTAGTTTCGGTACTAACAGGCATCAAGAACAGCTTCATTGAGCAGTACCAGTATCTATTTTCTATTGATGGCATTGAACTTAAATTCACTGATGAAGCACTAAACACAATTGCGCAGAATTGTATTGATTTAAAGACCGGTGCAAGAGGTCTACATACAGAAATTGAACGAATACTAATGCCTCATATGTTCCACGCTAAGCGTTACGTAGAGAACGGTGTAACAACATTAGTGATTGACGAAGAACTAGTAAAGAATCCTAAATCACTAGTTTAACCAAAATAATAGATTTTTTTGCGAAAGTGTAGTAGTATAAATAATGTTGTAGATGCTTTATAGGTCTACAATATAGTCTTGCTTAAAAAGGAGAAAAAACATGACTAGAGAACTAACCCTACGTACCCTTGACATTCCGTCAATTCACAAGTTCGGTATCGGATTTGACAACATCTTTGATGATTTGATGCGTGTCAATCAGCAACAAGCAAATACCAACTATCCCCCATACAACATCGTGAAGCACAGTGAAGATGAATTTGCAATTGAACTTGCTGTGGCGGGATTCCGAGAAGGTGATATCAACATCACACTAGAAAAGAATGTTCTTACCATCAAAGGTGAGCAAACAGTAAGCCTTGATGAGTTGGAAAAAGAAGTAGAGTATGTGCATCGCGGCATTAGTGCCCGTGCGTTTACTCGTACATTCACTCTAGCTGACTATGTTGAAGTGGTAGGTGCAAGCGCCGAGAACGGCATCCTCAAGATTCAACTTGAACGTCAAGTTCCTGAGGAACAAAAGCCCAAAACGGTTGCAATTACATACAATAAATAATATAGTGATAATTGTGCTTGCGGGTAATAGTGCCCGCAAGCACTATCAAAGGAATTAACAGAATGCCAAATGCAGAAGTCAATACTAAGATCAAGCCTAATTTGGGTCTTAGAGAGCCGCCCTTGTTTAAGATTATCTATCTTAACGATGATCGCACATCAATGGAGTTTGTAGTCGGGTCGTTGATTGACTATTTCAATTACACCAACGATACGGCAACACAGATTACCATTGATATTCATGAAAAGGGTAGTGCAGTTGTTGCTATTCTTCCTTACGAGATTGCTGAACAGAAGGGCATTGAAGTTACCCTAGATGCTAGGGCGCAGGGTTATCCTCTACAAGTTAAAGTTGAAGCAGAAGCTTAAATTGTAATTGCTAGTCTCTTTGCGTGGTAGGGGCCGTATTGGGTTTTTGGATTACTTATATAATTGATATTGTCAATTATCGTATCAACTGGCTTAGTGTAGGTTCCGTATATCCAGTGCGTCACTTTCTTTTCAGTGTCCGCTTCTAACATATTGTATAGGGGAATTTGATCCACTACGTTTGTAGGCATTTCCCCAAAATACAAATCTTCTTTCGGAACTGCACTGGTAATAGCGACTACTTTCTTAACGTCTAGATGCTTTTGGAGTTTTCCAAGACAGGATAGCAAATATGTAAAGTCTTCATATTTGGAAGCAGTCATGGCAAGATTTTTACTATCTAACGTATTTTCAATATTTCCCCAACCATTTGTCCCTAAGAGTGCTATGCCATCTACTACTATAACGCTGTTATATAAAATAGATACATTGGGTATACCATCACTTACTGCAATCAATTCATTAGTTCTAACTGACAGTGATTCGCAGTGTTCATATTCTAGTTTGCCGGGAACAAAGAATACAGCCTGATACTTACTAGATAGATGTATCAGAACCTGCATTACGGTTCTAAGATTAGAACTAATGTTCCCGGCAACTATACAATAAAGACTCGTTGCTTTATTTTCCCAATTGAAACTATCATTGGGATTTAAGTTTAAATCGCTTATAATATCAAAGCCGATTTCCTGCATATATGTTACTTAACAATTTTCATAGTTGGCTTTTTCTTAGCAGCAGGTTTCTTAGCAGCAGGTTTCTTGACCGCTTTCTTTACAGTATTAGCAATGATAGTTGCATCCGCCATGTCTACCTTACCATCCTTATTAACATCAAGTACTACTTGAACGTCAACCTTCTTAACTGCTTTTACTACTTCATCCTTATAAGGCTCAAGTGTAACCTTTTT